CCGGGATCCCCGAGCGGTACGTCGGCCAGTTCGACGAGAGGGCCGAGGCCATGGCGGGCGCGATGCTCGACGAGGGCGCGGGCTTCTACATCGACGGCACGCAGGGCACCGGCAAGACCAGGCTCGCGGCGTCGATCGCCAAGGAGGCCATCGCCATGGGGCTCGGCACGCGGTTCTGCGTCGCCACGAACCTCATGGAGTCGATGCGCTCCCGATCGTCGGAGAAGCGCGAGGAGACCGAGGAGCTCTGCAAGTGCCGCATCCTGGTGCTCGACGACCTCGGCAAGGAAGCGCCCACGGCCTACGCCTGCGAGCGCCTGTTCGACATCGTGAACGAGCGTTACAACGCGATGCTCCCGATCGTCGTGACGAGCAACTACACCCGCGGGGAGATCGCGCAGAAGCTCACCGAGGGCGACGTGGGCCGCTCGATCGCGTCCAGGCTGTGCGAGATGACGCGCCGCGTCCACATCGACGGCAAGGATTGGAGGCTCTCGAATGGCTAGCGTCACGACCCTGAACCCCGCCTACTGGCCCCTCATGGACGTGGAGCCCATGAAGCCCGGCCACTGCGTCGTGTGCGGCAGGACGTACCCCCTCAACGACCACCACATCGTGTGGCGCAGCTGGGGGCAGATGATCGGCGACGACGGCAAGCCCAGGCGCAAGCCCACGGTGCAGCTCTGCGGCGTCGGCTCCAACCTCTACGGCCTGGCGGCCGACGGCACCCGCGTCCAGTGGTGCCACGGCAGGGCCCACCAGAGGATGCTCCACTTCCGCAACGACAGGGGATGCCTGGAGTGCATCGAGCTCGACGAGCCGACGGACTACCTCGAGGCCCTCGAGATGGACGGATGGAGGGCCGTATGAGCGACTTCGGCAAGCTGGTGTTCGACACCGACGTGCTGCTCGGCAGGCAGGAGGAGGCGCGGGACCGTTTCGATGCCAACGACGATGCCTTCCTCGACGACGACTTCCCCAGCTTCGGCGAGAACTTGCGCCTGTTCGGGACGTACCGGAGGCCCGTCGGATGGCGCGATGACGGCGACCCCGGCGAATGCGACTAGGGGGTCATGATGAGGCTCTACGTGATCGGCCCCGTTTCGGGGATCGAGGGGGACAACCGCCCCGCGTTCGAGGATGCGGCGCTGGAACTGGAACGGGCAGGTTACGACGTGTGCGTGCCCCACTGGTTCATCCCCCAGGGAACGTCATGGCACAAGGCCATGAAGCGCAGCGTCGAGGTGCTCGTGAAGTGCGACGGCATAGCGGCGCTGGAAGGGTTCGGCAGGAGCAAGGGGGCTCGGCTCGAAGCCGACCTCGCAACAGGGATCGGGATGCCGGTCAAGTCCGTCGAGACATGGGTCCGCGGGACGGCCGGGTAAGGAGGAGAGATGCAGAAACAAGACAAGGCAGACCTGATTTTCTGGTCGGTAGTGGCCATCTTCGCGCTCGGCCTGACGGTCTACGCGCTGACGGGATGCGCCGAGGCCACGGCCGAGGAGTCGGATGCGGCGGGGATCCCGCCCACGAAGCAGGTCGACGCGTCCGACGAGCTGGCGCAGCAGCACCGCAGCCACGAGGTGGAAGCAGTGGAGGCCGGCAAGCTCGACGCGAACGGCGCCAAGATCGACGATGCGGATGCCAAGCAGCGATTGCTGCAGAAGGTCGCCGACTACGCGCAGGCCAAGCGCGACGCGGCGCAGCCGGCGGAGGAACCCGCCCAGGAAGAATGGGTCGAGGAGTACTACGAGCCCGTCTACGTCGAGTACTCGGGATACTCGGGGGGGTCCACCGCAACCACGACGCACGACCTGCTCAACGGCCAGGGTCGGGCGTATGACGAGAACGGCACCTCGTACACCTGGTATCCCAACGACATCGGCAACGGGAGCATCGAGTACCGCATCCCCGGATGCCATTACGACGACAGCGGCGTTGCGTACGACGAGGACGGCTACATCGCCGTGGCCGCTGACGGCCACGAGTACGGCGAGGTCGTGAGCACCCCTTACGGAGAGGCCAAGGTCTACGACAAGGGCAGCGGCTACGGCAACATCGACATCTACACCAACCGATAGGAGATACCCATGAGCATCGTTTTGGAGAACTGCCCCTTCTGCGGGGGCGAGTCCGAGATCGAGCTGTCGGTCGAGAGGGCGAACATCGCCCCGACCTACACCCAGAACGTCAGGGCGTCGGCAAGGCCCCTCTGCACCAGCTGCGGAGCGACCATGCCCAAGGAGCACAGCCAGTGGGCGACCGCTGCCGGAGACGACCGCGGGGAGGAAGAGGACGAGGTCATCGAGGCCCTCCTCGAGGACGTGAAGCAGAGGGCCGCCGAGAAGTGGAACGGGAGGGCATGATGGGCGCCGTCGAGAAACTGCTCGAGGAGCACGAGAACCGCGTCGGCCGCCTCAACATGCGCGCCAACGACCCCGCCAGCGGCATGACGCTCGGCGAGTACGAGGACAAGCTGGCCGCGCTCCGCGCCGAGACGGCTGCCAAGATCGCCCAGGTCGGATCCGAGCCCTGCGAGTACTGCCAGGGCGGCAAGAAGATCGAGACCGAGATCGACGGCGAGGGCTACCTGCTGGTGTACGACGCAGACCCCGAGTACCACGTCGAGGGGTTCGCGGTCGACGCCTACCTGTACCGGGAGGGCGAGGAGGACGAGTTCATGCTGTCGTTCGCCGTCCCGCGGTGCCCGATGTGCGGAAGGGAGGCTGGTGCGCGATGACGCTGGTTTCGATCGAGGCCTTAGCAAGCTACGCGCCCGCAGAAAGACTCGAGCGCGACAGGTTCTTTGTCGCGCTGGGAGCAGTGGAGAACGAGGTTTTCAATGGGTTTGCACGCATACCCACCACTGACTCGGGCGATCCGAGGATGTGCTCAGCCGATGCAGAAGCGATGCTGAAAGCCATCGCCGAGGAGGATTGGGAGTTCTTCGACGGGGTTCGGGAGCGTTACGTCCCCAAACCGTTCGACGCAGACGGGGTCATCGTGCAGCGAGACGACATCATGACGGACGGCGATGGCGACCGGTTCATAGTCAAGCACATTGCGTACTACGACTGGGGATGGCGCGTAACAGGCGATGGCGTCGACGCCAAAGGCACGAAATGCGAAGTCCACACGGTGCCCTCCGATTGCCACCACGTCATACCAACAACCATCGAGAGCGTTTTGCGAGACTTCGCATATCACGTCTGCGACTTAAACGTTGCCGATGGCGACATCGAGCGATACGCAGACAGGCTGCGCGATCTGTTTGGCGGTGATGCGGAATGAGCGATTGCCGGAACGGAGGCCGCAACGTCTACCGCATCCCCGAAGACCGCGAGCCCGGCGTCCTCTACGACCACGGCCAGCCGAACTACGACTACCTGCAAGCCCGTGCCATCGTGGTCGGCGGCGTGAGGTTCGAGCGAGTGAGGACGTGCCATGTGGTGACCGAGTACGTCGAAGCTAACGGGGAGTGGTTCACGGAGTACTCGTGCGGATGCAGCGTTAGCGGCTTTGGTCACAACTTCTGCTCTCATTGCGGCGCGAAGGTGGTGAGCGCCGATGACTAGCGCAACCGTTGACGATGCTCTTTCGCTACTAGACGAAATGAACGAGCAGGGCCGCATCGAGTATACGGATTACTCACAGCTTCACGACGCAATCGCCGCCACGCTGGGGCGCGGAACGCTGACAGCCGAGCAGGTGCGCAAGGCCGTCGAGCGGCATTTCGGCAAGGTGGCCGTCATTGACGACGGCGGCGAGAAGGTCGAATGGCGTGAAGGCTGGGTGTGCAACGTCGCATTCAACATGCAGGCAATCGCCGACGAGCTGAACGCCACACTGAGGCGCGGAACGTGCAGGAATGTCCACGAGCCACCAAAGGATGGGACGTTTTGGCCTGCACCGCACTTCAAATGCTCTGAGTGCGATGCCACCTATGTCTCGATGGAATACGTCTTTTACTGCCCGAACTGTGGCCGAGAGGTGGTGGACGCATGAGCGACGCAACCGAAGCAGCACGACACGCGAGCCTCTACGAACGGATCGCGGTGCTCGAGTCCCAGGAGAAGCGGGCGCGCGAGGAGGCACGCGAGCTAAGGCGCGAGAACGAGTCCCTGCGCAAAGCCAACGGATCCCTGCAGCGGGACTTCGAGGGATACCGATCTAGGTGGATGCAGCGCGGGCAGGCCATCGGGAAGCTCAACGAGCGGATCCGGAAGCTGGAAAGGCTCGTGCGCGAGATGCACCCGTACGTGTGGGAGTCGGGCATAAAGGCAGAGAGCTACGACGCCATCATGGCTGCCATCGCCGAGCTCGGGATCGAGGTGGGCTGATGTACGAGAACGTCACGCCGAGGAAGAGGGCGCTCCACACCTCGCCGGAGATCACGTGGAGCAGGTGCGACGGGTGCAACTGCCTGGACGTCACCGACAAGACCGGCTCCAAGCTCTACCAGCGCACCGGCAAGAACGGCTACAGGTACTACTGCGACGCGCTCAAGCGCGAGCTGACGAGGAAAGAGATCTACGACATGACCGAGGGGGCCTGCCCGATCGACAGGCCCCTCCCGAAGAGGAGGTTCAAGTGAGGGAAGCGATGCTGGCCGTGCTCGGCGCGGTGCTGGGGGCGGCGACGATGGCCCTGCTGGCGTGCGGGAAGGACGATCATGGCCGATGAGGGGAAGTACTGCTACAGCTGCAACAAAGCCGACTTCTTCGGCTTCTGCAGCGTCAAGGGCGAGAAGGTCGACCTGACCGACCGCGCCTGCGGGGAACATTCCGAAACGAATGCCAAATTGCGTGAGAAGGGGGAGAAATGAGCGGACAGCCCAGGTGCCCGCTGAGGGGCTTCGGGCCCTGCGACGGGAAGTGCGCATGGCTGCTGCGCATGGCGACCACCAAGAACCACAGGGAGTGCGCCGTCACGGTCATGGCCAAGGCCAACAAGCACGTGGCATGGCTGGCGGTCAACCCCACGGATTTGAAGGAGGAGAAGTGAACAACAGGGAGTACCTGGCCGCCAACCCGGGGAAGCTCGCGGAGGTGGCCGCCCAGGGCGTGTGCGATTGCTGCGCGTACCGCGACGCCGTCCCGTGCGGCGATTGCGACGAGGGCGTGAGCAAGTGGCTCGAGTCCGAGCACGCCCCCGAGACGTTCCACGACGAGTTCTACGATTGCGAATGCACCGTGGACGTGAGCGAGGACACGCGCGAGAAGCTGGAAGCGGATGCTTGCACCTTCGTCGCCAGGGCGTGGGAAGCTGGAAGAACCTATGAACGCAGAGACTCGAACACGCGATGCGAAGACGTGGCTTGGAGCAGTGACGAGCTGATTGACCTGCTCGACCGCCAAGCGGCCATCACCGAGCGCGAAGGGCGCGAAGCGTGGCACAAGGCCGCCAGCGGCGAGATATACCAGGCGAACCAGCGGGCGGAGCAGATCTTGGCCGAATACGACAAGCTGCAGAAGGACATGGCCGCGTGGATCGGCTGCCCGGGATACGACGCACCATCGCACCGCTGCCGCTACCACGACCAGGACTTCGAGCTGAACGACCGCACCGTGAACGCCCTCAAGCGGGAGAACGCCAAGCTGCAGGAGCAGATCGACCGGATCCTCCGCGCCCCGAACCTGTCAAAGGGCGTCAACATGCAGCTCGTCGAGGGCGTGGAGGCCCTGAACGAGAGGGTCTCGGATCTGGAAGCGGAAGTCGAGCAGTACGAGCTCCTGTGCCAGAGGTGGGAGGACCTGTACCACGCCGTGAGGGACCAGAGGAACGCGATGCGCGACAGGCTCGCGGAGCTCGAGGAGGGAGAGGGGCATGAGTAGCCTGTTCGACCTGAACGACCGCATCTTCGCGGCCATGGACGAGCTGGACGCGGCCGACGAGGAGCACATCGAGCAGGCCATCGAGAAGGCCCGCACCAAGACGCAGCTGTTCGCCATGGCGATCAACAGCGCGAACACCATCGCCAAGGTGGCGAGCATGCAGGAGCAGACCATGGACGGGCTGGCGCTCAAGATCGGCACGTCCAGGGTGCTCCTGGGCCAGCCGCAGGTGGTGGCCGAAGTGGAGAACCAGCCCGTGCTGCCGGAGTTCGACGCGATAGCCTGGGTCAAGTCCAACGCCCACGGCCACACCGTGAGCTGGATCCGCGACAGGCTCAACAGGGCCAGCGGCGCCGACTACTCGTTCGAGGAGGTTCGAGCCATCTGCGACGAGGCGCGCGTGGAGCCCGTGGAGCTGGGAGAGAAGATGACCATGCAGCAGGCCGAGTCCGACGGCTACGGCCTGCACGGCCCCGCGAAGGGCTACGCGCGATGACGCGCACGTACACGTCATCGGAGGAGGCGTGGCTGCGGGAGAACTACCACGCGGGCACGATCAACGACACGCTGGCCGCGTTCGAGGCGGAGTTCGGGCGCAGGCCCTCCAAGCAGGCGCTGTTCGTCAAGGCCAACAAGATGGGGCTGCGCAAGGACACCCACCACCACGAGAGGAGGGTGCCCGCGCAGGCCCGCATCCGATGGTCGGAGGAGAAGTACGCCGACATGCGGGAGTGGATGCTCGCCAACGACAGGGGCGAGAGCGTGTTCGCCACGATAGACGCCTTCGAGGAGGAATTCGGCATCAGGCTCAACCGCGCCCAGGTATCCAGGTTCAGGAGCGTGTACGGCACCGGCAAGCGCGTCGGCCACGGAGGGGGCAAGCCCAGCAAGCCCGTGGGCAGCGAGCGCGAGGGCAAGGACGGCTACGTCATGGTGAAGGTCAGGGAGTACCCGACCGTCCCCCAGACGAAGGACAACTGGCGCTTCAAGCACTGGATCGCCTGGGAGGAGGCCAACGGCAGGCCCGTGCCGGACGGCTGCACCGTGTTCTTCGCGGACGGGGACAAGCGCAACTACGACCCGGGCAACCTCGTGCTGGTCCCCAGGAAGTACATCGGGCAGCTCAACAACCCCGAGCTGCCCAAGTGGCACGACCGCGAGACGCTGCTGGCGTGCATAGCCCTGTGCGACATGCGCTCGAAGCTGAGGGACGCCGAGATGGGGTCGAAGCGGACGTGCGAGGTGTGCGGGGCCGAGTTCGCGCCCACCGCCAGGCAGAGGGAGTACAGCGCGCCCGTGAGGACGTGCCCCGATTGCCTCGCCGCCGGGAGGAAGGCCAGGGGCGACCGAGGGGACAAGGCGGTCGTCGAGTGCGTCGTGTGCGGCGAGCCGTTCGCCAGGTGCCAGTCGAACCAGCGCAGGTGCCCCGAGTGCCTGGCGGCCAAGCCGAGGTACGGCGCGAAGAGGCACGCCGAGTTCTACGCCCGCAACGGCCACAGGTAGGGCGACACGTAGGGCAACATTACGGCACCAAGCCGGCGATTGGGGTCGGCGGCATGGAAGCGGGGGCCGCGCGTGTGAAGGGCGCGCGGCCCCGATCTGTTCCAGGAGACACAGGGCGGATGATGACAGTGCGGGCCATACCCGTACCCCTTTCCTCCTGGGGCCGCCCCCACCCCCCTGACAGGGCGGCCCCGAACCCGACACCTATGGGAAGTTGATGCCATGGCAAAGGGGAAATACCAGAAATGGCTAGAGCAGGCGAACCTCGAGCGCGTCACCAACTGGGCGCTCAAGGGATGCACCTATGCGGAGATCGCCGCGAACATAGGGATCACCGAGTCCACGTTCTACGCGTGGATGAACAAGTACGCCGATATTTCGGAGGCCGTAAAAAGGGGCCGCGAGATGGCGGTCGAATGCCTCGAGAACATGGCCTTCAAGGTCGCCATGGGGCAGGCCGAGGAGGAAGTGGCGCTCAAGGTGAGGGAACCGGGCGGCATCGAGCGGATCGAGATCGTCAAGCGCAGGCTCCCGCCGAACCCCTCCATGCTGATGTTCCTGCTCAAGAACCGCGCGGGCTACAGGAGCGAGCCCGAGACCACCATCAACGTCGAGACCGCGCCGAGGTTCTACTTTGACAGAGATCAAGCCGAAGCCGACTAACGTCGCGGGGCTGTTCGTCCCGCATTTCGACGGCATGTTCTCCCAGGTCATGTCGCACGGCCGCTCCGAGTTCTGGCTCAAGGGCGGGCGCGGCAGCACGAAATCCAGCTTCATCAGCATCTGCCTGGTGCTGCTCGTCGTGAACTTCCCGTTCGCCAACGCCGTCGTGGTGCGCCGCGTCGGCAACACGCTGCGCGACTCCGTCTACAACCAGGTCGTGTGGGCCATCGCCGCCCTCGGCCTGGACCCGTGGTTCAAGTGCACCGTGAGCCCCATGGAGATCGTGTACCGCCCGACGGGGCAGAAGATCGTGTTCCGCGGCCTGGACGACCCCGTGAAGGTGAAGTCCACCAAGTTCAGGGTCGGCTACTGCGCCGTGATCTGGTTCGAAGAGCTCGACCAGATCGACTCGTGGGACGCCGTGTCCTCCGCGCTGCGCACGTTCAGGCGCGGCGGCGACATGTTCTGGACGTTCTACAGCTACAATCCCCCGCAGACCATGTGGAACTGGGTCAACGCCAAGGCGCTCGAGATGGAGCGCGTGCCGTCGTGCATGGTCGACCACTCCACGTACCTGGACGTGATCGAAGGAGGGCGCGCCGAGTGGCTGGGCGCCCAGTTCATCGCCGACGCAGACTACGAGCGCGAGGCGCACCCCACCCACTACCGCTGGGAGTTCCTGGGCGAAGTGACCGGCACGGGCGGCAGCGTGTTCGAGAACCTGGTGCGCGTCGACCTCACCGACGCCGACATCATGTCGTTCGACAACCACCGCAACGGCGTCGACTGGGGCTGGTTCCCCGACCCGTGGCGCTTCGTGCGCTGCGAGTGGCAGCCCGGCAACAGGCGGCTCGTCATCTTCGACGAGGCCAGCGCCGTCAAGACCGTGCCGCAGGAGACGGCCAGGATCGTCCGCGCGAAGCTCACCTACCCCACGAGGCCGGGCGAGCCGAGCGTGTACCACTCGGAGCACGTGCTGTGCGACGACGCGAACCCCTCCGACATCCGCGTGTACCGCAACGAGGGCATCATGGCCGCCAACGCCGAGAAGGGCAACATGCGCAAGGCCAGCTACAGGTGGCTCGCGGGCCTGCGCGAGATCGCCATCGACCCCGCGCGCTGCCCCCTGACGTTCCAGGAGTTCTCCCTGTGCGAGTACGCCAAGGACAGGGACGGCAACTGGGTCGACGACTTCAACGACGGCAACGACCACAGCATAGACGCCGTGCGCTACGCCATGATGAGGGACATCCTGCGCGCGGCCTGACGCGACACGCCCCCTACGATTAGGGCATACGAGAGTCAGGAGCGATATGAGCGAAGTGCGCTACACCATCCCCGGGCACGTCCGGGACTACATCAAGAGCGAGGGCTACGCGTGCCCCTACGACGAGATGTCGGGCGCCATCGACCTGTGGCACCGCTTCCTCATGGCCGAGGGCGACTTCTGGGATTGGAGCGAGGTCGTCAACGGCGCGGCGCTGAAGCAGCACCGCATGAGCATCCACCCCGCCGAGCGCGTCAGCAACGAGTGGGCGAGCCTGCTGCTCAACGAGGAGACCACGATCGGCACCGAGGACGAGGGCTGCAACGAGTGGCTGCAGGAGTTCCTGGACTCCATCGACTTCGAGATGCACGGCCAGGAGTCCGTCATGAGGGCGTTCGCCCTGGGGACGGGAGCCTGGGACCTCAGCATCGACACGGACGACGGCACGCTGCGCATGGATACCTACGACGCGCGCGGCATCATCCCGCTGTCGTGGAACAACGCCGGCGTGGCCGAGGTCGCGCTCTGCACGAAGATCAACTGGCGCGGCGAGATGTACGACCAGCTCAAGATGCACGTGCTGGACGGTGGCACCTACCACATCCGCTCGGTGTTCTGGGACAAGGACGGCAACCGCGCGTACCTCGAGGACGCGATCGAGGACTTCGACACCGAGGGCATCCTGCCCTGGTTCGCCATCGTCAAGCCCGCCGTGGCGAACACGACCGCCGACATGAGCCCCTACGGCCAGAGCGTCTACGCGAGCGCGCTGGACGTGCTGAAGAGCGTCGACCTGTGCTACGACGCCATCTTCAACGAGGTCGACCTGGCCAAGATGAGGATCTTCATCAGCTCCATGCTCGTCGGCATCGAGGAGAGGCCCGACGGCAGCGGGTCGCGCGCCCTTCCGTTCGGCAACGACAACACCGTGTTCCGCAAGGTCGACTCCATCAAGGACGAGATGATAGACCAGTTCGCACCCGCCATGCGCACCGACGCGCAGGTGAAGGCGTACCGCACCGCAGTGCAGACGATGGGCGACCTGTGCGGCTTCGGCCTCGACTACTTCGACATCGACGACCACGGCGGGCTCCGCACGGCCACCGAGGTCAGCGCGGACAACTCCGCCATGATGCGCAACATCAAGAAGCACGAGAACGTCCTGCGCCGCTCCATCGTGGCGATCTGCCGCGCGGCGCTCCACGCCGCCAGGACGCACCTGAGCGAGAGCCTGGGCGACGAGGGCGTCATCGACGTGCACTTCGACGACTCCATCATCACGGACACGCAGGCCGACAAGAAGATGATGCTCGACGAGATCGCCGTGGGCGTGGTCCCCAAGTGGATGTACCTCGTCGAGTTCTACGGCATGACCGAGGAGGAGGCCAAGGCCGAGATCGGCCAAGAGGTCGACGACGGGGGCTTCTGATGCTCACGCCGGAGCAGATGGACGCCGCGGGCGAGCTGACCGCAGCCGTCTACAGGCAGATAGAGGCCGACCTCCTGGCCTACCTCGTCGAGAAGATGGTCGAGGGCGACGTGTCCGGCCAGAGGGCCAGGACGGCCATCGCCCTGCTCTCCCAGACGGACCCCGTGGAGCTGAAGAAGGCCATCGAGTCGCGCGCGAAGGACCTCGACGCGGCGGCGGTGGCCGACGTGCAGGCCGCCATGGCCGCTTCCGATTCCTTCGACCTCGCAATCCTGTCCGAAGCCCTCGGGGCCGAGCTCGCAGCCGACGCCC